CATTCAATTCCCAGCAACCACGCCCTTCGACATAAGCCATCAAGTCGACCGCTTTACCTTCTAGGTGTTTACTCTTCATTGTTTGTGATGCACCTTTAGCAACTAATGCTTTTTGTTCCTCAAGCGTTCTGAGCCCTTGAATCACACCAAAGTCGATTTCAGTATACTCGATCGCTTTTTTGACAACTTCTACTAGTCGTTCATCTACGCCTTCTAGTTTTGCTAGTGAGCGATTTGATAATTTATAAGACATATTATTTTCCTTATTCTGCTTTTACAAAATTGTCATTCCAACCAAATGCTTCTTTGACAACATCTTTCGATAGTCCTTTATACACTTGGTGTAGTTTTTTATCTTTGGCATTAATGACAAGTTCTGCCTCAGATTTATGTAAACCTTCAAGCATTTGAACAAACATGTTCTCACGCTTAAATCCAGCAAGACTGTCATTTCCACCTTCAATGAAGTTGAAAAGTTTTCTTGCTTCTTTCCTCAACACCGTATGTTCAGTTCCTTCTTCTGCTTCATTAGCAATGTAGGGAACTTCACCAACTGGAAGTTTCCATTTGATGTTAGGGTCGAATGATGACTTAATCACCATTCTAAGTGGTTCACAGTCATACTGTCTAAGAAGTTCTACTTTCTTATCCTTAGTCTTTGCGTTGTGAACCTTTTTCAAAACCTCTGATAGTAGAGGTGTATATGTTTCTTTTACCATATTAAAAGTCTCCAATGTCTTGCATAAGATTACGCAATCTTTTATCTATAAAATAATTTAGTATCTTACTTCTGTCACCTTTTGGTGGTTTACGATACTCCATTATAATATCTTCACTTAGTCGTTTTGGAATATGTTCCAAATCAATAAGAGTTTTGTTTCTTTGATAATTACGCATCATCTCTTCTGAACAAAAATCTTCTGGATTCATTGTAATCCAATTTTCAAGTTTTTTCTTCGATAGAGGTTTCTGTCGTAATTCATCAATGAAAGTATTATCAGGCGATAGGAAGTTTGGAACACCATCGCTCCTGTCTCCTTTTAATACATGTTCCTTAATATATAGTTCGGGATCAATGCCATTTATAAACTTTTTTGTAGTTGGACTATATTGTTTTACAAAATTGTGTTTTTGCAACTGTATAAAGTCCTTGTCACCCGATAAGATTAGAACATTCTCAAATTCATTTGGTGTATTTGCAATATGCGAAATAATTGTAGCGATACAATCATCTGCTTCTGCACCATCAACTTCAACTACTTTGTAAGGAAAGATTTCACGAATCTCATCACGAATGTTATTGAGTGTATCAAAGATAAGTGTCCAATCTAGTCCAGAGCTCTCCCTATCTTTTTTACGGTTTGATTTGTAGTTGGGGAAGAAGTCTCTTCTCCAATACTTTTTGCTATCATAACAAAGAACCAGTTCACCATAGTCTTTTGAAAATCTACTACGATATGCTCGTATAGAATTCAAAACCATGTGACGAACTAGGTCAGCGTCTACATCATTTTTTCTTGAACCAATCTGAACCATCAAGTTACTGATAGTCACTTGGTTCATATCAACTAGTATCATGTGTATTTCACCTTATTTTCCATAATCTAATTATTATATATTCTTTTCACCATATTGTCAATATATTTATGGTGCTGCTTGAGAGACTTGAACTCCCAACCTACTGATTACAAATCAGTTGCTCTACCAATTGAGCTAAAGCAGCATTATTCTTTATCCTCTTCTGGTTCGACAAAATTCCATATCTGTTCCAAATCTACTTTACAGGCAAGTTTGTTACCTTCCTTTTCTGTTTTCACAACAACATCAGTAAACTTTTGCAGAGGATAAGTCATATCCGAATCTCTGTAAATCATCGACTTTACCATCTCAATAAGAAGAGATGTGTCTTTGATAAAATTTTCATTATCTACATCAATACCATTTTCTGACATATTATGTATCATATTTACAACCAACGCCTCAGTTAGGTTTTCAGTAAATAAAATATTTTCACGCAGTTCAGCAGCAGTATTGTCCACCTTAAATTGATTCTTTATTGGGAACTCAATTACTTTACCGCTCATTTCTGGACTCCTCATCCATCTCCTTTGTCCATTCACCACCAATATCTGGATACCATGTTCCCACCTGTCTTTTAGGTGTTCCATCTTCATGATATGCCATCACTAGACAAATCTGTTTAGTTCTGTTTTCCATATACTCACCCCAAAATAGGTCTAACCAAACACCATGTCTCAAAAACTTTTCCATATTACGAATGTAACCTTCATGGTCTGCTACCTTCGCAATCGCACCCTTTACCTTATTTCTGGCGTTTCTTTTCTCGACTGCCAGTAGTTCCTTCTGTGTCTTAATCCACTTCTTTACTTTTGTATGATGCCATGGATCGTCCTCGCCCCTTTCGAGCACAGATGGATGTATAGATTTATATTCGGGGGGATTTTCTTTTAGACGCTTTTGGCGAGCCTCGGCAAGACGCTCAGCGGCAGCAGCACGCTGTTCGTCTGACATTGGTTTCCTTGCCTTCCGTCTTTTTGGAATCGTGCTATCGCTTTGTCTTTTAATATTCTGTCTTGCCATTTCATCACCATATTAATAATTGACGCCTAACTCTGCTCTTTGTTTCTCCATCTTTCTTTTGTATCTTCTGATGGCAGCAGCCTTTGCTTTTCTTTTCTTAGTTCCCTTACTTTCAAAGTAAGTTCTTTCTCTAAGTTCTTTGAACAATCCGTCTTTGACAAGTTTCTTCTTCAAAACTCTTAGAGCCTTATTAACATCATTGTTACGAACAACAACTGTCAACCCTTGTGGTTGTTCTTCCCTATCTCTTCTTTGGAAGTTTCTAGGTTTATTATATCTATTGTTATTATTATATCTCATAGTCTCCTCATAGTTAAATTGGCCTGCCCTGTAGGACTCGAACCTACGACCCACAGCTTAGAAGGCTGTTGCTCTAATCCAGCTGAGCTAAGGGCAGAGTTAAACGCATCAACAATCACTTGTTGAACTTAACTCTATACATCCTACCTTCATGATAGAATGTCACAACACTATGACTATAAACTTCCTTAGTCTCTGTAGAATAGTTAATCATATCCTTACAGTTCGTAACTTGTTTATAACCAATAATGTTTCCTTTTCTATTTTTGCCGTGCTCGCTTCCTAGCAATCCACCGATTACTGCACCAGCGGCACCAGCACCGTCACCCTTGATAACATTATTACCAATGATACCACCAATAATAGCACCACCTAAAATGTCACCAGTTTTGTCTGTGTTCCCATAGATAGGAACATCCACAGTATTACATTCAGTTGTAGTATGTGGAATTGTTTTCGTAACAGACTTGTAAAAATCTTGCACTTCTGGTTCTTGCCCGAAAGCAGGCGAACTAATAAGTGCAAGGATACCAAGTCCTATCATCGTTTTTTTCATAGCTTACGCCTCCTTAATTTCCATTACAAATTCACCACTACCAAACAATTCATATCCACCTTGACACTTTGTAATCTTCACATAAGTGTCCATTGCAGAACAGAGTTCTTTAGCAGCAGTAATCGCTTTTTCTAAACTTTCATAAATCACTTTACTCATCTTTCTCAAATAATAATACTATCACCATCATCAAGCATTGTCAACAACTTTTTGCAATTCTTTCTCACCCTTCTCATTTGTTTTCGTAACAATGAATCCATGAAACTCCAACTTATCAAGAAGTTTAGACAAGGCAGGAGCAGTGCTCTCTTTTTTGCCTTGATGTTTTCCAAAGGTATAAAATACCCAAAGGAAAAAAGTTGCCAAAATTGCATGTTCAAATGCTGTCATGTTAGTTACCTTTCTAGGACTATGTAATCACCAAAGTATTTATCGAATGTCTCTACAAGGTGTTCATAGTCTGCCAATTTCATCTCTGCAATGATTCCATCAATTGCCAATTTAGACAATCCCATTTGTTTACCAAAGTTCATTGCATGACCCATGAGAGCAAATGCATTCCCATCAGGCCCAGTTAAATCAATTACAATCTCTTTAGATTGTTGCTTCTTGCGTATCATCACAAAACTCCTTTTCAAATTCTTCTACAATCTTCTCT